CCAGAAGGAACGCGTCCATGGGCCTGCCAGTTCGACGGTCAACCGATGCATGTTGGTCTGACTGGCGTCCATGTTCAATGTCAGGATTGCCTTGGACACATTGGCACCCGAGGACGGGAACGGCTGGGCAAACCAAAGAACCGTCCAGCACCGGTTGCCGCGTATACCAGACACCTTGCCGTAGGTGTGACGGCGGAAGTTCCGCTCCGACGGATACTTCTCACTCACATACGCGGCATAGTCGCTTTTCAACTCGACGTGGCTCATCGCGCCCCCATCCTTGCCAGCTGGTCGGAATGATCGGCGATGGCATCGACCGCCATGCCATACATGGAGCCGAGCAGTCGATCATCACGGTCGTAAAGGTTGAACGTGGTCGGCTGCCTGGTCCAGCCCATCATCTGCCGTGTCTGGCTGGCGTTGAACACCTTCGTCCCGGCTGCCAGCTGCGCCATCTGCGGCCCCACCACCAGTTCGGGGCGGCCATCCTCGGACACCGGCGACCACTCATCGGTCATCACTCGTCCGCCGCGCAGATAGCCGTGACCCTTGCCGATGACGCGACGCCAATGCCTGTGCTGACGGCCAGCAGCACGCATACCCACCACGAGGTTCTTGAACGGGTCATAGACGTTCGGGATGAACGGACCCATATCACGACCAAAGTCCGCCCAGGTGACGCCGGGAACCTGGACGAGGCCACGGGCAGGGTCACCCCGGCGCACGTTGATGTCACGCAGCGCAGACGACTGCACCAGACGCGGATTACCGTCCGACTCGGTTTTGATCTGCTTGAGCCACAAGGCCACATCGAGCGGACCGCCGCCGATACCAGACACGCGCAGGGCACGCTCCACGAACGGTGCCCAACGTACAATCCGTCCAGCGCCCTTCACCAGCGCAAGCCCCTTGCCGGCGCCGGCAGCCACCGAATCCCAGGCCCTCGACGCCATGTCTTTGGCCCACCTTCCGGCGGCACCCAGCATGCCATCACCGATACTGGTGGCCATACCCTTGACGACCTGACCGAACCCGGAACCCAGCTCCTTCAGTCGACCCAGCGGACCGGCGATCTTGCCCTTCAGCCAGCCCAGCGGGTCGAAATAGCCCTCCCCGTCACCGGTGGCAGGCAAACCCAAACCACCGGCAGGCGACATGGAGCCGCCCAGCAGACCCAACGTGTAGGCACGGTTGGACGGCTGGGCAAACCTGCCCCGCGCCGCCTCGATGTGAAGGTGAGGACCGGTCGAATGACCAGTGTTGTCAGACAGGCCAATCTGCTGACCACGCCGCACCCTGGTGCCAGTCGCCACTGTGGCACGCAACGTATGGCCATACACCCACGGCACCCCGTCGGCGCCATTGAGGAAGATGGCCCGACCATAACCGCGCCCGGTGCCCACATAGGAGACGGTGCCGTCCTCGGTGGCAAACAAGGGTGTTCCGGTCGGCACGGGAATGTCCACACCGGAATGGCGACGATAGTTCGGCGACAGGCGACGAGACGTGGTTGGCCACACATAGCCGCCCCTACGGTAGCCACGCCCCAGGGCGACGCGTTTCCACGCCTCCACGCCACCGGGGCCACCCAGCCGGTGGGTCTCCTCGGCAGTCAGCACATATTCGCGGCCATGAACGATACCGGCAGCCTGATCCACACCCGCGTTACCGGTGTAGCCGCCGGTACGGAACCCCTTGAAGCTCCACTCCGTGAGCTTCTTGCCCATGCCCACCTTGCCGGCAAGCGTGTTGTAGGAACGCACCATCGGGTTGATGACACGATCGGCCACCCAACGCACCGGGGCAGACATGATGCCACGCAGGCCGTCCCACGACTTCTTGATGGCATTCTTGGTGCCGTCGAAGAACGACCTGATCTTGCCCAAGGCGGTGTGGATGGCGTCGCGGGCGGCATGGATCGGACGGACCATGATGCCCTTGACTGTGGACCACGAACTGTTCCAAGCGCCACGAACCCAGTTGCCGACGCTGGAGAAGAAGCCCTTGATCTTGCCCCACGCCTTGCCAATCATGTCGCGGGCAGCCTCAACCGGCCTACCCAAGATCGGCTTGACTGTCTGCCACCACAGGGCAAACACCGATTTGACCCACTGCCAGATCTTCGTGAACTGCGCCCTGATCGCACCGAAATTACCGGTGATGAGCGCTTTCGCGATGACAAGTGGCGTCGTCAGATACAGTTTGAGGCCGGTCCACCAGACGAGGAACACCTTCGACACCCAGTTCCACAAGCCCTGGAATGCGCCGCGGATTCCACCGAACACCACGTCGGCACCGTGCTTGACCACCGTCCCGAAATTGTGCAGATGTTCACGCATTGCCGCCGTCTGACGGCCCACCATGGCACCGAAGTTCTTCAGATGGGTGCCCAGCGCGTTGACGGCGTTGCGGAACCGCTCGGAATGTGTGTAGGCGTAGATGAGCCCGGCGGCAACAGCTGCCACGGCGACGACGATCAGCCCCAGCGGGTTGGCGGCAGCGAATGCCCGAACAGCCGTGGCTGTCGCCTTGAACCCCTGGAACACCTCCTTGAGCGCACGGAACGACTTCACCGCACCAACAGCCGCCTTGCCCATCATGTCCACCACCAGCACAGCCTTGCGGCCTGCGATGATCGCACCGACAGCAGCACCCACCGACACGGCTATGGCCTGCAACAGCACGGCATGACGCTGCATGAGACCACCCAGCTTCTGCATGAGAGGCGTCAACACCTTGAGCGTGCCCACCACGACACCAGCCACGGCAGCACCTGCAAGCACCACCATCTTCCCGATGAGCTTGCCAATCCCGGACAGAACCGCCGTGATCGCCGGACCGGCAACAGCCCACACACCCTGGACGAGGGTCACTGCTGCGGAGGCGAAATCCTCCAACATGCCCCACAGCCGGGAGATGCCCTCACGCAGCTGGGCACCACGCTGCTGCCACACAGTGAGTTTGCCCACGGTTTCGTTGTCATCGAAGGCGTCGGTGACGGCGAGGCCACTCCACATGTCCTTGAAGGCCTGCTTCACCCGACCGGCCACCTCCGGGATCGCACCCAGCCGGTCATGGACCGCTGTCAGGACGACGACAAGGGTGTCGGAGGGGTCCACACCGAGAATGGTGGCGACACGCTCATCGAGGCGACCGTGCACCAGCAGATCGAAGATGGCGGCGAACCCGTTGCGCACCTGCAGCAGCCAGCCAACCAGCGCAGAATCCTCTTGGACGTTGAACGCCTTGGCGAAACGACCCGAAAAATCGTTGCGGGCAATGATGTCCCACAGGCCACCCAGAGCATCCTTGAGGCGACCAATACCGGCTACCGCACCGCCACCGTGCAGGGTGCGTCCTATCGCGTCGAACGCGGGGGCCATCAGATTGCCGATGCGTTCACCAACGCGCTTGGACGCCTCCTCCAGCGGAGCCATCGACTTGGTGAGGTCCTGGAACATGGGGGCGAGCCGGGGGAATGCACCCTGCATCAATCCTGCGCCCATGCGGCCAATCGAGGCACCCATGTTCTTCAGCGAGCCGGCAAACGTGTCACCCGACTTGGCGGCCGAACCACCCAGCGAATCATCCATGGCAGCAGCGAACGTTTTGAAGTCGATCTGCCCCTTCGACACCATGTTTGACACGTCTGCCTGGGACTTCTTCAAATGCTTCGACAGAGCCTGCAGCACCGGAACACCGGCAGAAGTCAGCTGCATCATGTCATCGCCCTGCAGCTTGCCGCGGGCAGCCACCGAGGAGAAGATCTTGCCTGCGTCGCCCATGGACATCCCGGCAATCGTCGCCGTGTCCGCGACAGTGCGCAGCGTGGATGCCAACTCCTTGCCGGGCTTGATCCCAGTGGCAACCATCATCGCCGATGTGGTGGCGGCCTCCTCCAGGCCGAAGGATGTGCCCTTCACCGAGGCGGTGGCATCCTGCATGATCTGGTCAACATCCTTGGCGGAGTTGCCCAGACCGAGCAGTTTCTGCTTGGCGTTGTCGATGGATTCGAGACGGCCAAAGCCCTTCTTCAAGGCGAATCCGACCCCGGCCACGGCACCTGCGGTGGCTGCTCCAGCACCGGCGATGGCTGCCTTGGAGGCTACGCCGGTCACCTTGGATACCGTCGCATTCACCCGCCCCATGCCGGACGAAATACGGCTGTTCAGCGCCTGCACCGCCCTGCCAGCCGAGGTCTGCGCCATACGGGGCATCGCCTCGAACGGGTTCGGCAGCGTCTTCTTGAAGTTCGCCAGCGACCGTTTGAGTGGCTGCAGCATCCTCGGGGTGCGCCCGATGGATGCCTTCTTGGCGGCGTCCAGCTTCCTCTCGGCATCCGAAGCCGCCTTGGAGGCCGACGCCTCCTTCAGCTTGGCCTCCGACAGGGCCTTGGTGGCGCGGGCCTCCCGGTCCTGCGCCTTCAATGCCTGCAGCGAATCGGCGCCATACCTGCGGGTGGCCTCCGCTGTTTCACGGGTGGCGATGGTGGCCTTACGCTGCGCCGCCTGGGTGGCTTCACCGGCGCGCTGGGACACCCGGGAGGCACGGTCGAATGCCGACTGGGCGGCACTCAGATTCGCCTTGACATCCGTCGTGCCAGCCTTGGAGCCGGCAGACAGATGCCTGCCAATCGTGCGCCCCGTACGCTCCGAGGCGCGCTGCGTCGAAGCCAGAGACGACTCGATCTGCTTGAACGCGCCGGACTGGAACCGCACCGACAACGACAGATATCCCTGCGCAAGCTCGGTTGCCATGGTCACCCCCTGGTGAGACGTGCCAGCATCGCATCAGCGTCGGCACGGGTGATAGGTGTTCCGTAATGCTGTGTGGTGTCCTCGTCCCACGGGCGGGGCACCGGCTTGGGTTTACGCCCCTTACTGCCACCCAGGGACCACCAGAACATGTTGAACTGGTCGAATCGGGCCGCCTGAATCTGCTCCGTCACCGTCCAGGCGGCGTACGGGTCACAGACGGTGGCCAGCGGCGACCCAGCCGGGGCATGACGGCAGGCGACGAACACGTCACGCCACCGGGTTGAACCGGCACCGGACGCCTCACGAAGCCGCAACCCCAACCGCAGACACTCGTATTCGACCTCGGATCGGTGCTCCGCGATCAGTCGGCGGAGCCAGAGGATTCCGGGACACTCAACTCCGCAGCCTCCTCGTAGGCCTTCGCATAGGCATCGGCGAACTTGAACAGGTCAGACTGCCTCCAGCCATCCGTATCGACACCAACCAGTTTCGGAAGCCGAACGGTGGCGAGGATCGAGTTGGTTTCGGCGGCCTCACCCAGAGCCTCGAGCACATCGAGGGTGGGGTCGGTGATCTGGTCGGCGTCGACCTCCACATCACGGTCACCAACGTGCAGAACGGTCACATCAGACATTCAAAACTCCTTGAGCATGAGGGGTGCCCCCGGGTGCGTCGCAGCGGCAAGCCACACCCGGGGGCGGACTATGGGGGATCAGGAACCGGAGCCAGAAGGCTTCGGGGCGGCAGGCGGGACCATCAGCCAGTTGAGGAAGTTGCCCTTCTCGTCCTTGAACAATTCGATGGTCGTCTTGAAACCGACCACCTGATCCTTCTTGAACTCCAGACCGTCAACACCGGTCACCTGACCGTCGCCGATGTCGAGGATTCCCTCACCCTGACCATCGGACAGCAGGAAGGCCCACCGCCTGTGGGGCATGATATGGCCATCAATGGAAATGTTGATGACATGCCCATTGGAGATGGTGACCTGACCATCATCGCCAAACAGGGCGCGGCACGTTTCCGGGTCGGTCGAGATGAACGTCACCTCGATGGAGGCCTCGGAATTCTTCTGAACGACAGCGACCGTGTCGAGGTTCCAGTCCTTGATTTTGTCGGTGCCGAAATCGGTTTTGATGGACACGCCATCATCAGAAATATATCCCAGCTTGGTGTAGCCGGTCAGCGGATCGGGGGCCTTCGTGGGGCGCTTAGTGTCCATCGGGGCAGTGGCGGCATAGCCACCCACCGCCTTCGGGGACCCAATGCGGACAGTGGACAAATCCTGGACCATGATTACTCCTTATGCTCTCGGATTGTGGACAAGAATGGTGGCGGACATGGTGTAGCGGGGATGGCCGTCGGGATCCGGCAGCCATGCCGGGGCGGTGCACGAAGTCGAGGTGAGATACATCCCGGAGGCGGCGTAGCCCTCCAGCCGGCCCAGGGCGACGCGCACATCGTCAGCCAGACGTGCAGCATCAACCGCATCGGGGCAAGTACAGACCACGGCGACGGTGCGCTCGTCCAGAACCAGGTCCCGAATGGGTGGCCCGCCGGTGGCACGAACCTGCACATGCTCCCCATCCAGATCGACGGGAAGCTCCGTGGACACGGTCACCACAGGGTGTCCCAGCTCGGCCAGAGGCTGCTGGAGCGCCTCAACGAGAAGTGCCTCGATCATCGTGTGCTCCTTGCCTTGTCGAGGCAGGCCATGAACCCGGCCGGGTCGTGGGACACCAGCCACACCCCGAACCCGGTGGCAGGCCGCACCGTGTAGCGGGCACGGTTGCGCCCCGGCTCGGTGACCACCTTGAAATGCGGACCCGGCTGGCCCGACCGGTGCCCCGCCTGATAGGCCTGCGCCCATCGGTTGGCGGCCTCGCAGGCGGGCTCGGCCAACCCATGCACCTCGGCGCTCACCTGGTCGCTCTTGAGGGTTTGGCGGATGGCTTCGTGGTGGAGTTTCAGTCGCATCTCAGCCATGCCACACCTCTAGATAGAACCGGTAGCCCGGCTGGAAGGCGAACGGGCCGTGATCCCAGTCCTGCGGCTCCCCGTCCACCTCGAACGTGGTGCCCAGAATCTTCACCCGGTCACCGATGGACGGCTGCCACGGCGCCAGCACGGCCAGACGCCGCGTGGACCGGTTGATGCCCTGCTCGGCAAGCTCCTCGGCGGTCAGCTGATGCCAGCCGAACACCTTGCGAACCTCCGGCTTAGCCCACCGGTGAATCGGGTTGCCGTGGGCATCGCGCCCATCGGCGTCGATGCGGGCAATGTGGGTGACGGTGTGCCGGGCGATCACGGCTGCTCCACAAGGTCAATGGAGGCCGCCGTCGCCACCCCCACACCCATCCGGGCCTTCTCAGCCCGAGTGAGATACAGGTCGCCGGTCGGGTTGGCAAACGACATCTGCTGGCTGAACGGCCCTGCGGTCTCGTTGAAACTCGACACCCCATCGGGCAGATCGACATCCACGCTCATGGCGCGGCGCACCACGGCACAGCAGATGGCACGCAACGTCTGCTCCGACACCTGCTCCCATCCG